TCAAAATCATAAGTAATAAAACCCTTTTTTGAAGAGATTTCTTCGATTTCTAAAACTTCAATTTCTTCTAAACTTTCAGTTTCCATTTTCTGTGTCCATAATCATATATTCTATAAAGAGGTTTTTTATGACCAAAGTATTTTTCACTAAACACCCCACCCTTTGCTTGATCTCTTTCCGTAGGGTATTTGCTTGTAATTTTTGGGTCATTAATTTTTTTACACTTAAACCTCCAAACTCTGCTTCTAAAATCTGTATAATAATAACTAGGCTGTTTGGTTTTGGTAACTTCTTCAAAGCCCAGTTTCTTGTAGGTAAAACCTAAACTCAGCCTATTGTTACTATAGGTAACAATTTCATTAGACTCCTTTTCTAAAAATTTTTTAACAAACCTACCAGCATTTCCATATATACGGTAATCATAGTTTGTAGCAAACCTAGCTATTTCCCAGCATTTATCAGAAAAAGACTTTCTAAAAGACATGCAAGAAACCATTTTTTCGTTATCAAAAAGAGCATATGCAAAAGAGGCCTGTGTGTGTCCATCTAGATGAAATTTATCAAAAAAATCTTTAAAATCATCGTTTCTTTCAAGTCTTCTAAGTTCAAGAGAAGATGCTCTTTTTTTCTTATTAAAGAAACCTAACCTGTACCTTATCATGTTCTTTATAAGCTCTTTTTTAGTACTATCAGCCCACTCATCTTCATAAATCATAAGAACTTTTATATTATTATCTTGTATTTTTAAAGACTTCTCTTTGTTTATTCTACAAGCATTTATTTTTACAGCTTCACTGTGCCAGTAAAGTCCATCAAACTCTATTCCAAAATTAAATTCTGGAATATAGATGTCTAACTCAAAAGGTTTTATTACTTCACTGTCGTTTATACTTACATCACCTTTGTATATACTTCTTATATAGTCTACTATTTCTTGATGCCCTCTTGAATATGGTTTATAACAATGTCTACATCTTTTTTTATGGTTGTAGAAGTTTGTAAAAGAAATTTTTGACACATGCCCATTAGGACAGGTTACTTCTATTTTTTCTTTTTGATTTTCATATTCATCTAAGTTTACTAAGTACCCTTGTTTTTTTATATAATCTACAACAAAGTCTTTTTTTAGCTTCTTTTTATTACAAGATCCCTTGTTGCATCTATTTTTCTTATGAACAAAACTACCATATTTAACATTGTAAAAATGTCCATTAGGACAAACTGTAGTTAATAGTGACTTACTGTTTTTGTAATCGCATTCCTTTGTTTTTAGGGTGTACCCTTCTTTTTCTATAATCTCTTTTGCTTTATTAAAACTAACCTCATTGCATTTTTTGCAAAAAGTCTTATCCTTTTTTCTATTAAACCTATTTAGGGTTGTTTCTTTTATATGCCCTTGGATACATTGTATTTCTATTTTAGAATTTGTATTTACATATTTACTAGGGTTACTTTTTAGTATAAACCCGTATTTTTTAAAAAAAACTCCTAACTCCTCAAACCCCATACTTTCAGTTGTTTTTCTTTTTTTTCTATATAAAGTCTCTCCTTTTGTTATATTTTTAGCCTTTACATACCCCTTTCCTTTTACATAAATTTTATGATCACCCGAACATTCTATAGTACCGTTACTTGTTTTTATCCTAAAAATCTTTTTGTGATTATTTTTCTGTCTAGCAACAACACTTTTATACTCCAAAGATCCACTGTCATGGTTGTAAGAAAGAAAGTAGATATCTTCGTTTTCACCAATTCTTTTGTATATTTCAGAGGCTGGCAAATTACCTTTATTTGTTTTAATAATAGTATTACCCTTCACACAGTTCATTCCAGCAACAGTAGCCACAACAATTCTTACAAAACAAAGCCATCCATTTTCATCAAGCCAGTCTGTTCTAGACTTGCTTTCAGAAATTTTTCTCCATTTATTTTCTTCTAAATACTTTTCTATCTTTCTAAAGTGTCCCGCTATGTATTGAATCATCTTATCCGACTGAGCTTTAATAGCACCGGCAGTTGCTAGTTGAAGTCTAAAATGGACCATTAGAAGTACCATAATTGCGCTTGCGCTAAGTGTCTTAAAGGAGTCACGACTAGAAAGCATACAGACCTGTGGTACTTCTTGACTTTTTCCAGTTTGTATAAGCTCATAGATTCGCCACATGGCATCTACTGGTGCATGTGTTGAATTAGGATAAACGGTATCCATTGGAAACTTTATATCCAAATAGGTGTACATCCAGTCTCTTAATTCTTCTTTATTGTTTAATCTTTTTAGAATTAGCTGTGACTTTATCTGTTCTTCTAAGTCCCTTTCGTCAGACATTTAAAAAATTCCCAAATTTTTGTAGAAAATTTTTTATTTTCATTTTTTTCTTTTTCGTGATCTTTTTTGTGTTCTGTCAAAATATCTATGGTTTGTTTAAATATTCTTCTGTTTTCCTCAATCATTTCGGTAATATTAGACACTTCATGTTTAAAAGAACTAAGCCTGGACTCAAGATCTTTTAGCTTGTAGTGATGCTCAGTAGCTGCGTTTTGACATCTAGCATTTATCAATGCTTGTTCTAATAAAGACTTCTTAGTCTTAAGAACCACTGCTCTTATATCAACTTCTTTTAACTCTTTTTCCCAGCTATCTTCATGTCTCTTTACAGCTTCTTCCAAAGCCCTTTCTGATATCTCTACTTTCATACTAAGCTCTCATGTTTGCTTCATTAATAAACTGATCCGCATTCTCTGTAGCTCTCCTAAAATCCTGATCCTCTTTCCATGCCTGTAGTTCTAATTGATTATCTCTAGGTGAGCAAATAATACCACCTAGGTTCCCCATTACACTTGCTATGGAAATACTGTTTTCTAAAGCCTGTATAATTGCTTGGGATGCATCAAAAATACCAAGGTCTTCAGGTTTTCCAAACTCCATATTCTCAATATCGTACACATCTGTAGCATTTTGGAAGTATTTTACAATAATATCAGTTCTTTCCTCAGAGTTATAGCCAGCATTTTCTAGAAGTTTTCTTAGGGGTTCCATAAGACTTTCAATCAAAACATTTTGTACCAGGTTGTAGTCTCTATGGTCTTCTCCATACTCACTATTAAGCATCATTGCAAGATTTGTAAGCACACGACAGCCTCCGGGTAATGCTCCATGTTTGATAGCACTTCTCACAGCACACACAGCATCCTCGCATCTATCATGTCTTTCTTTTAACTCACCGTTAGATGCTCCGTAAATCTTTAACTTAGCAATACCGCTAGTTATCTTACCAAGCCTTTCTTCAAGATCAATTTTCTCAGCTTTACTAGCTGCATTTTGCAATTGCTGCTCTAACTCAGAAGCTCTTTCTTCGATATCTAGGTCATTAGGCTCACCAACAACAGTACTTCTAAACCTGTAGCACTCAAAAGAGTCCATGTTACTTCCTAGATTTTCTAAAGTCGCCTTGCTTACCTGGTTGTTCATGTCAAATATTTTTGCGCCTGTAAAAGCTGCTAGATCATATAAAAATTCAAGTCTTGAATTTTTAATATTAGTCATAGGTGTTGTCATAGGTAGCACGTTCATTGTACCTGGATCTGAGAAGTTAAAAGCAAGGCTTGTCAAAACGCTCTCGGAAAAACCATGAGAGACAAGTACTAGGTTTTTATAATCAGAATCACCTTGTTCTACATATTTTTGCCCCAACTGTTCAATTAGAGGCAAAAAAGATACGAGATCATTAACAATACCATCAAACAATAAAAACAAGGGTTTTTCCAATTTACATCTTTGGTTTGCTTTATCGTTAATAAAGGCTGTGTGAAATTTACCAATAGATTCCTCGTAGCCAATTGCAATTGGAAGACCTTCGATTAACTCAACTTTATAACCGCTTGGTCCTGACAATTCTTGAATTGTAACATGTGAAGAGTCTCCATATCCTAACATCTCAAAAGCTTCCATAACAGCATCTGCCATTTCTTCATCGCCATTAGCCGATACCTTGGCTACTTTATGTAGGATACTTGTATTTTCAGTATCAATAACAATAGAATTTTTCTTAACAGCAGGGATAAGTTCTTTTTTTACAATCTTTTTCAAGATCCTTGTAGCACGTTGAGGAGATTCTTTTGGATTATCATCGCAATAATCAAAAAGTTTTTTGACAAGTTTTGCAGAAATAATAGTTGTTGCAGTAGTACCATCCCCTGCTTCACTGGCTGTTCTCTGAGCAGCATCTCTTGTTTGCTCAATAATCAGATGTTTATAAGGATCTGCAGAACCAAGTGCTTTGAAAATAGTAACCCCATCCTTAGTATTTTTTATTAGGAATACCCGGATATTCACTCTCAATAAGTGTCGTTTTGCCCCCAGGACCATAGCTAGAGCCTACTATAGATGAAATATCATCCATGGTTTTTGAAGTAATATTCTTCAGATAATTAGGGTCAGAACAGTACATTTTAGATGGTGTCTTAACTTTCTTAACAGTCATAAAAAAATCTCCATATACAATATAGTATCATAGTTTTATTTGCAGATGTGTTTTCCAGAGCTATCGACTCTTTTTATAAGCTTTGAACTACCAAAAATAGAGGGTTCTGAAAGATATTGACAACCCGTACCGTAATCTATACGCAGATTCATCCCAGATCTTGTATGCCAATTTTTATCTGTATCATCGGTGTCTCTAATGAAAATAAAGAAAGTTATATAAAAAACAAAAACTAGCCAACCTAGTTCTGAATACCATTTTTTCTTAGGTTTATTTTCTTTTTTACACCCCTCTTTCATGATATCTTATCCTCTACGATTTTAAAGCATTTCTCACAGTATTTCCTGCCTTTTTTATGCTCTTCAGACCTTTTGTCGTTGCCATACTGTGTAAAAGACCATATTTCTTCAAAAAACTTCTTACACTTGTCACATTTCATGTCTTCTTTAGTATTTTTGCGCCCAGCTGTCAAACAAGACCTACCTTGTTTTTGGCTTTGGTAAATGCTTTTTCAATGCGCTCTTTATGCTCTTTCATCTCTTTAATAACTTCTGCATATGTTTTATCGTGAAGTTCTGATCTAATAACCACTTCTGAAATATGGGCAATACTTAGTCCTTCTGCGTCCGAAGACGCAAGAGCATCAACTTGAGACTTATTTAGACTGTTTCCTGAAATGTACTCGGCAAGCTTGACTCTTTCCTCACTATCTGGAGCTGGAAGTTCAAACATTTGATCAAACCTACCAGGTCTGTCTGCTAGTGATTTCAATAGATTTTCAGGAGTGTTTGTAGTAGCTATGATAAAGGTGGGCAATCTAAAACTAACTGATGCACCGTCTAGAAGCTCTAAAAGTCCTGAATCAGCTGTTCTTGGTCCTACATAGTTCTCTGCATTACCACCGCCAATATCTTCCATGACAAAAAGCATTCTACTACATTTCTTAGAGAAAATAGATCCTGTTGATAAAAACTTACTTACAGAACTAGGTCTAATGTCTGATGTATCCCAAAAAATAACAACAGTACCTTCGTCTTCATCAAGAAACTCATTACTTAACTTTGCAATTGTAGAACTTTTACCCATTCCAGGGCTGGAATATAATAAAATAGATCTTTTAGGGTCTTTTTTAAACTTCTTATAAATATCTAATTTATTAAAAAATATACTAGCTTCTCTTCTAATAAGGGTGGTATTTGTAGCTGTTTCCAACAGATCATGAACTTTAAGTTCTAATTTTTTAAGTTTTATACCAGCACTTGTTTCGACCATTGTCCAGATGCCTGGTTTAATTACAAGCTTTTCTTTGTTATCTTCTTCATCTTTATATGCATACTGGATTATCGCTTTTTCAGTCTGAATACAAAGATCAGACTCTCCAAGCTCTTTTACATGTCCAGCTTCAATATCTTCTAGTTTTGTAACTTTTTTTAGTACAAAAGTACCACCATCTTCCTTATCTTCAACTTCTAAACTACCTATTTCCATTGAAAAATTCCTCATTGTTAAAAAGTTCAATTGCTGTATTTATACCTTTATGTGTAAAAACTGTCTCATCATAGTCGGCTTCAAAACTATAAAAACAGACATAATCGTTACTGAAATAGTCTTTGTGGAAATTTATTAAATAATTACTATCACCAAAAGTATCTTTCCTACTCATTTTGTTTTTTCTAAAACCATAAGAAAATTGACCTTTTTTCTTTCTTTTTCTTTTTAAATAACTCATTTTAATCCCATAGACCTTGGTCACCCTTTTTCTTAGTGATCTTTTTTATTTTAGACCCAGAATCTTCTTTTGTCAAGGAAACGGTCTTTTCTGCTGTATCAGAAGTTGCGCAGGTTGTCCTGAGTTCAACCTCTCCTCTTGCGTGTCTTAAGGCTTCTTTAGTACTTTCAATTAATTTTTCTCCAAAATTTTCCTCACTCAACCTCTCTTTTACCCTATTAGTAAAATCATCGGTATAATACTTAGCCCAGTCTTTCTTTAGTTTTGACTGCATTTCGTGTAGTTCTTTTTCGTATACCTGTACACGTAATTCAGCAAGTTCTTTCTTGTAAAATAGCTCCACTATATTCATTTCTAGATCGGTCAAGGGTTTGTCACCCCTAGATACCAAGAAATCCTTGGTACAAGGTACTTTCTTAGCCCAGTTGTGTCTGTCAGAATTTGGATGACTTACAGATATCTTAGCATCTGCAGGTTCTCCGGTAAATATGCAATTTCTTTTTTTACTTTCCATACTAAGATAGTATCATAGATATAAAAAAACCGCCCTATTAGAAGGCGGTTTTTTTATTATTATTCTAAGTTATTAGAATTATTAAGGAAGGGTAGTGGCTCCATTACTTTCATCTTGATCACCATCTTCATCAGACAAGATAGTTCCGATATAAGTAATATTAATTCTTGTAGTTCCTTTAGCTTGTTGGGCTTCTCCCCAACTTGAAGGAACACAATTTTTAATAATAGCAACTGGCTGTTCTGTTTGTCTGTCTTCAACTTCTAATTGAACTGTTTCAAACTGTAACAAATCCTGAACTTTAGGTGCTTTAGGAAGAACATGAACACCCTGTCCAATTACCCTAAAGCCTGAGCAAGCAACTTGAACTGCTTCATAGCTTGTGATAGAAATCTCATCAGGTGAGTATCTACCCAACAAATGTATAGCTTCTGTCCCGATATTAGCACCGTACTGGCATGTCTCAAAGATGCCGACGACTTCACCATCGACTCTTACTTTAGCCCGTGCTCCTGTCATTGTTTTTTGAACCATTTCCTTCTCCTTATATTACCTTAATTAAGCGTTTGAACTTGATTGAATTTGACTAATTTCTAGCTCAATTGGAATAAACAAGATTTGAGTAGCAAGCTTAGCATTTAACTTAACCTCTACGATAGGTCCATTAATTTCTACATTCAAATCTTTATACCCAAGCGGGGCATCGTCAGAAGGTCCGATGATTTTAAGCCTTCTATATTCTTCCATTTTTTTAGAAATATGCCCAACAACAGCAGGTGCGTTAATATCTGCCAAAGACTTGCCTACAGCAAATCTCTCAAGAGACTCTGCAAGCTGGATAGCAAGAACGTCAGCCATATAAACAGCTTGTAAAGAGTTGTATACAAAGTTGGTATCAAAACCATAAGTAGTTTGATCAACAACCCATTTAACACCAGCAGTTTCTGCTTGTAAGAACATTAAACCAGCATCGATGGCATCTTCAACATCTCCAGGATTTCCTGAATCAAACCCACTTGGGTCTCTAAAACTAATTACGTTAGCAAATTTATTTGTAATTGCTTTGTAGAAGCCTGCAGATTGCATACCAGTTGCAATAGCTGCTGTATGCCATGGTTGATACTCTACAACCTCTCCTAGAGAGTTTGTTTGACTTGTTCTTTGAAAGGTCAAGTTAGATCTAAAAGAAGCAAGAGTCTGAGCGTGAGATTTAACATTTAGATAAGTATCTTCTTTACTCAACATAGCAACTCTGTTTCTCTTAAGTTTAACAGTAGATAGTGCTAATACGTGAGATTTAATGGCAAAGTTAATTGCATCAATTGTATAAGTAGATGTACTATCGGTAAGTCCGTCTGCAATATCTAAAGAAGCATCTCTTGAAAATAGAGGTAGTACAAAGTTTACCTTAATACCTTCTAGAGATGGAATTGAATTTACAATATCAGCAGCAGTAGTACCACCTCTAGCTCCGCCAGTTAAAAATTCTTTTACAGCCATTTCAGCAGGAATACCTTCCGAAGCATCAATTGCAAGATCAACAACAGAACTTTGAGAAAGTCTTAAAGCTGTGTTGTAAGTAGCTTTCTTAATTCTACCTGGCTCCAAATCAGAACCTGTAGTACAGATAGAGATTGCAGAAACTTCATCTAGGTTTAAAGGGCTCAGATTGTTAGAAGCAGCAACAGAAGTAGCAGAATAACCTGTTTGAGAATTGATAAAATCAGCAAGATCGCTCATTGTTACATATTCATCTAAGTTAATAGAAAGGTTTGTACCAGAACCACCTGTTACAGTAGTTGAAAGAACACCACTTGAAATAGTAGCTGTTGCAGTTGTTCCTTCATAACCTAATGTTAAGGCTACTTCGGCTTCAATTACGAAGATTTCGTTAGTATTTGTATCCTGTCTTTTTACAGAAAATTCAATCTCAGGTTCTTGAGAAGAAACAGTTAAACCTGTAGAATACCCAATTACAGCTAAATCACCTGGGGTTGAGTCGATAAGCTCAAAAGATTTTCCCCAACCTTTTCCGTTAGCGTCTGCGTCAGCATCTGATTTAATAACCAGAGCGTCAACACCTACAGCTGCTTCACAGCTAAAACCTGAAGGCAATTGAGCATCGATCTCAGCAGCAAGCTCACCAATTGTATCATGATCCGTCATTGTAGCACTCAGAGTAACAGTTGTCTCAACACCACCATTTCCTCTAATACTAAAAGAAAGACCGTCAAAGATAGATCCATCACCAATTGTAAGTTCATTACCTTGTAAGCTAGGACCTACTTCGCTCTCAATTTGACTTACTTGGTAGTAATACTTATTCCCATCAACACCAAAGTTTTTATCGGTAAGAGTTCCATAGTTACCAGAGGTAGCTGCTACAATAGCAGAAGCCTGTGTTCCACCGTTTGTTTTTACAACATAAACCCTTCCTACCGAACCTTGAATGTCAGTATCATTGCTAGGAGAAGTTAAAGCCGCCATTGCATCAACAATTGGACCGCTTAAGTACTTACGTCTAACTCTGTCCAACTGAGTTGGTGTAAAAAAATTATCTTTCAAAACTTCTTGTGTGTAATCGGCACCGCCTGCAGCTTCTCCAATAATAACAATGTCTCCAGTATTGGTAATACCTACTGGTGTAGACTGAACTGTTACGTTAGGATAAGCACCAGGTATGTTGGTGTTTACAAAACTTGTGGTTAGCCTTTGTGCCATTATTCCTCTCCTTTAAAATTATAAATCGTATCCAAAGTGTTTTACGCCTTTATCAAAAAGATCCTTCTTATCGTGTTCTATGGTTTTTAAGTGTGTCCATATAACTTCTTCAAGATATTTTTCTAAACTTAGCTTCTTGCTTAACTTTAGAAAATACTTTCTAAAATCTTCCCTGTTATTACTTTTTTCTTCTTTAACTTCCATTTCTTTTGCAAGAGCTAATCTTCTTTTTCTTGCCTTTTCAATCTTATCCATCTTGGAACTTGATTTTTTAGTCTTTTTTTCTTCTTTTTTTTCTTCAGACATAAAAACTCCAAGTTATTTCATTTTTTTATTCATAAACTTCTTTAATTTTTTAGAGCTACTCATTTCCCCACATTTTTCCATTTGTGATTTTTTTTCCATACACTTATTCATGCATTCAGAATCTTTTTTATCACAATCACAATCTTTTTTACTTTCATCAAAAGAAATGCCTTTTGTCTTTTTTGCTTTATTCTGATCCTCGTCTTTCAAAAGACCTTGTTCTCTCATTTTTTTTCTTCTTTCTTTGGCTTCCGCAATAAACTTGGCTTGATCAGATCTTTTAGAAGGAGTCTTACCAGGCTTTGTCCTGTTAATTTCTTTAGTCTGTGGATTAGTCCACTCAATATCTTTTTTCTCTCTATCAAAAGAAGGGTTTAACTTTTCATCTTTATCAAAACCTATTTGGCTGGCTATCGAAGAACCTTCCGCAGGTGCAGCTGGTTTTCCCTGTAAAATACTAGAAGAAGGGTTTGTTCCAGAAGACTGCGTTCCACCTAGGGGTAAAAACTTAACAAGCCTTTTGTATTCTACTTCAAACATCCCATCTTCTGACTTTTTAAACTCGTACTCTTTTTTCTCTTCTTCAGTATCTTTATCTTTAGATTCTTTTTCTTCTTTATCTTCACTTTCTTGAAGAGGTTGATCTTCCATTTCTGGACTCTCACTACTCTTAGAGTTTTCAGATTTTAAAGACTCTGGACACTCTGCGTTATCATCATTAGGCTCTGATCCCATATCTATTTCATGAGCAGAATTTTTTGATTTAGATAGAACTTCTTCGTTTTTTTTCAAATATTTATGAACACCATTTAAAATCATTTTAGCAGCTTCAGCAGGAGTGTACTTCTTCTCTTCAGACATTTTTATCCCCTAATTTAATACATATATACATTAAAGATTAATACAATAAAAAATTTTTTATACAAAAACTCAATAATTACAATAATTTATACTAGCAATCCCATCTTTTAAGAGCAGCTCCCTTAGGTGTTAACTTACCTTCTTTGCTAGTAGCTCCCTTTACACCCTTCATTCTTGCACAAAAAGACTTTCTTCTAGAAGCTTTTTTAGGTGATTTCTTTGCTTCTTTAGAACTAACAGGAGCTTTTAGATTTGATCCAGTTTCTCTGTTTATCCTATTTCTTTCGTCTTCACTCAAACCACCTTCTTTTGAGTGTCTTTTCTTGTTATAACCATGAAATGGTTTTTCAGAACTTTCACTTTTTTTCTGACAAGAACCTTCTGAATAAGATTTTTTTCCAGGTGTAGGTTTATAACCTTCCCAACACCTGTTATCTTCACTTGAAGCCATTGGATACTCAAGATCTTCTTTACTAGGCTGTTTACCGTACTTAGACTGCAACCTATCTTTTAACTTACTACTAGACCTTGCTTGACCTACATCTAACTCTCTTGGTTTTTTTCCTTCAGGAGTAGCTTGTGGAATTTTTTCTCTAGTTTTAGGCTGAAAACCTTCTTTTCTATTAGCTCTCTCCTGCCTTCTTTTACTTGCAAAACCTGAGTCAGTGTCTGGAAATTTCTTTGTATCAATCTTTGCCTTCTCCATCATATAAGCTTTTGAAATTACTTCAAAGTTATCCATAACAGATTTGACAAAATCCTCTGTTTTTTTAACTTCTTCTTTTTTCTTTTTATTTAAAGAACCTGTTCTGTCTGCCGGAACAAGATCTGGATCAACTTCTGCAACACGATCTTCATCTAGTACATCTTCAAGTGCATTTTTCTTCTTTAGAGCTTTTACAGTTTTATACATTGACTTTACTAAATCTTCGATTTTATTAGAAATATCTTTATCCATATCAATAACCTCTGTTTAT